AGTGCTACAATCTACAGATTTATTAAAAACAAAAGTTTCTTCAGAACTACTAGTACCATCATCAAATGTAATGTGGAGTATTACATCAGCCATTTTTACATGCTTTACTCCAAAATCATAAATTATTCCTGTTACAGGATTACCACTTCCTGTAAAATCAACTTTAATTCCATCAAAAGGAATTTCATTTCTAACTAATTGATTAAATAACGCTATTGATATGATTTCATTAGCATTAGTTGCAAGAGATTTATTATCAGAAGACAAAAGACTTAGATCATAGTTTTCTCTTACATTATCAATAGTTATACCAGTAAGAGCTAGTTTTTGCATTGTTACTACATCTTCTGTATGACTATATGCTCCTGAAATCGCTAAACAATTGTTTGCAGAATTATTTGGACTAAGTGCAAGTTTGGCAGAATTGTAAATCAAATCATTAGTTGATGTAACTTGCGCATAAGATAATTTATCTGGATCTACTTTTAAATCTGTTTGATTTGCTTGAGCATTGAAGTTTATTAAAATACTTTCATCAGAAGAAACACTTCTTGTTGTATCACATGAGGTAAAATCACTACAATCTAATCCCGATACAGTTACAGTTAAATTATTATTAGTATAATTTATTTCATTTGTATCTGGTATAGTAGCTTCAAATTCAAAAACAAAAGGATTGAATTCCCCATTTGTTACCTCAAAAAACAATTTACCATCTACAGTTTCTCCAGGCATTAATACTGGAATGGTCCATTCATATGTTTGATTGTCAAATTCTCCGTCTGAAATACTATAAGTATTAAAAGTTACACCAGAAGGAACTTCTTTCAATGTAACTTTTCCATTAAGAATAACATCTGTCCCCACATTAGTAACAGGAGACATTGGAACTTCTATAATATCACCATTTCCTATAAATGGAATAGAAATTTTCAAATCTTTCATATTATTAATTTAATATCTTTTATGTTTTAAATAAACAATACTTTCTAATTTAATGTAAATTTTTGTAGGGGTATTATTTGTAGTAATATTGCATTATTGTTAAAACATAATTTATTCGATTTAACAAGCTTTTAATTTTCTTAAATATTGGAATGTCTTATTCTTTTCTACTTTAGTAAATTTACCCATCTTAAAATTTTATAAAAAACTGTTTAACATTGGGTAACATTATATAAACATTATTATACAATAAGCTATAAAAGACAACCCCAACTAAGTTCTGGGATATGTAATATTTTTTACATATGGGATTGTAATATTATCAATAATTTATTAGTTTTGTTATGACTTAACTAATAGTAATTATAAATAAGATTCCAATTATAGCATAATACTAGGTTTGAAAAAGAACTACGTTTGTCCCAATAAATCTGATATAACTGAAGGTTCTATAATTGAAATATATCTTGATTATAAGAACCAAAAAAAATACGAAGGGAGAGCTTTATTATTAGAACCAATGGATTCCAATGTAACGGAATCTCAAAGATCATATATAAGAAAAGAAGTAGGTTCTGCTGATAAACAATCCCCCCATGCTGTCATATGGACATGGGAAAGATGGAAAATCAAATTTATTGATGGCCCAAATGCTGGATGGACCACTGCTAGAAAAATATCTTACTTTGTAGCAATAGATAGCTACTACGAATCAGGAGCATAAAATTACTAAAAAACATGATATACGTTTATGATATTGAGGTATATCCTAACCTCTTCGTCGCTGTATTTAAAAACTCAAAAAACAAAGAATATGAAACATTTACAATGTTTAATGATGATGACTCAGAAATAGAAAAATTAAAAGAGTTTCTTCAACAAGGTCATTATTTTGTTGGATTTAACAACGTTAGTTACGATGCTCAAATACTGGAGCATATACTGAGATATAAGAAAAAACTAACAAATTTTCTTTTAAAGAAAGAATCTGATATTATAATAAATGAAATTTGGGGAAAGTATCCTGAATGGAAATTTATAACTAAGCAAATAGATCTTTATAGAATATGGCATTACAATAATAACGCCAGAAGAACAAGCTTAAAATGGCTTGAATTTATGTTTAGAAAAAAATCAATTAAAGATCTTCCTTATGAGCATGACAAAACCATAGTTTCACAGAATCAGGTCGATAATGTTGTCAAATATTGTAAGTATGATGTTGACGTAACTGAAGAGTTCTTTGAAAAATCCAAAGACAGAATTAAGCATAGGGTTAAAATTGGTAAAGATCTTAAAAAGAGTGTAATAAACAAATCCGACAGTTCAATTGGAGAATTATTACTTCTTACAAGATTATCAGAAGGTTTACAGATTCCTATCTCAGATCTTAAAAAGATGAGAACTCAAAGAGAAAAAATAGTAATAAAAGATATTATTTTCGATTACTATAAAAATACCCCAATCACTAATAAAGTAAAAGAAGAATATTTCAGCAATATAGTATTGGAGTCAAAAATTCATCCAGATACAGGTAATTATATTTTTAATCTGAAGGGTGTAAAAGATTATACATACATGTGGGATGATATGGAAGTAGTATATGGAATGGGTGGAATACATGGTTGTGTTCCCAAAGGAATATATGAAAGTGATGATAAATATATTATCAAAAGCTGTGATGTTACAAGCGAGTATCCTAACATAATCATAAGCAATGGTTTATATCCAGAGCACTTGGGTTCAAAGTTTGTTGAAATATACAAGAATAAAATTGTAGATGAGAGAAAAAAATATCCCAAAAGCACTCACTACATGGAAAATCAAATGTACAAACTTGGAGCAAATGCTGCTTATGGAAAAACCAACAGTCAATATAGTGGTCTATACGATCCTAAAGTCAGTGTAACAATTACTGTAAATGGTCAGCTTTCTAAAACAATGCTGGGAGAGTTTATTCAACAACTTGTCCCAAATTGTAGATTTTTAATGATGAACACTGATGGTCTTGAAGTAATGATTCCCAGAGATAAAGAAAAAGAATATATGAAAGCATGTAACTATTGGGAAAAAATTACTGGATTAAGTCTGGAACATGATAACTATGAAAAGCTCGTAATAGATAATGTCAATAATTATATAGGATTTTATGATACTGGAGATGTAAAAAGAAAAGGAAGATTTTATGTAATGGATGATTACGATAAATACCAAGAGTATCATAAAAACTCATCAGCTTCAATAATTCCAGAAGCAATATTTAACTATTTCGCTGAAGACATTCCAGTTGAGCAGACAATAATGAAAGAAAATAATATTTATAAGTTCTGCTATGGATCTAAAAAAACCAGATCATTTGAGCATGCTATTCTAATTCCCAACAAAGATAGAACTGTAAAAGTAAAAAAAGACAAAAGTAGAGTATTCAGATACTATGCTAGTAATTCAAAGAAATCAGGAAGTCTTTATAAACTCTGGAATGATGGAAGACTAACTGCATTACAAAAAAATGTAACAGTTCTTTCAGCTCAATCTCTTTATAGAAAAAAACCAAGTACTATCAACAGACAATGGTACATAAATGAAGCCAATAAAATTCTAAATGAAATTTTAAATGAAGAAGAATGAGATTCAAAAAAAGATTGTAAACAGCATGCTTAATAGTAAAGGCAATGGAATAATTGCTGCAGCTACAGGAGTGGGAAAAACAAAATGTGGAATTGATTACCTCAAAAAAATAGAATTTAAAAAAGCATTATGGGTAGTTCCAACAGAAATTCTCCGAGATGTAACTGTAAAAAATGAATTTACAAAATGGCGAGCCAAGACAATCTTTAAAAAAGTAGAAACACAATGTTATGCTAACCTCAAGAATATTAATGGAAAAGAATATGATGTAGTAATACTTGATGAAGGTCATAATTTAACTGAAAATAACTCAAAATTCTTTTATAGAAATAAGATTGGTAGAGCATTTATTCTTACGGCTACGATTCCGCATGAAGATGAAAAGATAGATATTATTAATGACTTAAACTTTCGCATTCTTTATGAGATTGATCTTGACTTTGCTGTAGACAATGGACTTGTTTCTGCTTACAGTGTAATAGTACATGAGATTCCATTAGACACTAGTAAGAATTTTAAAGTTGAAGTAAAAGACAAATCATGGTATACATCTGAAAGTCAACAATACGACTATTTAACCAGAAAAATTGAAGATGAAAAAGATCTGGAAGGATTCGCTAATAAGTTCTTGTATTTCAATAGAATGAGGTTTATACAGAATCTTCCATCTAAAACAAGATTTGCTCAAAAAATTATAGAAAAAATTCCAGATGATAAACGATGCTTAATCTTTTGTGGAAGTATTAGTCAAGCAGAAACAGTATGCAAAAATTATTATCACAGTAAGAGTAGTAAAAAACATTACAATCTTTTCAATGAGAAAAAAATCAACAAGCTTGCTGTTGTCAATGCTTTAAATGAAGGACATAATATGACGGATGTAACCTCTGCAATAATGGTTCAGGTTAATTCCAACAGAAGAAATTATGTTCAAAGACAAGGAAGAGCTATCAGATGGAGAAAAGGTCACAAATCCCATATACATATTATTAGTTCATATGAAACTGTAGATAGCCGATGGGTTGAAAAAAGCTTATCTGCAGTAGATCCTAAAACAATTAAATACATACGTTACAAAAACAAAAGCCTATGAGGAAAGATGTTATAAAGCTATTGAGACATGTTGAGTCTCAAGTGGTTAGTATTTTAATTGCACACGGTCTCGTTAAGTCTGAGAAAAAGAAATTCTCAGATATGAGACTTACGCAAAAAGGAAAGTCTGTAGCAGGGAGAGACGATCCTTATATCACTGATGAGTGGTTAAAAGAATATAGATTAACGTGGCCTTCAAAACAACGATCAAATATAAAAGTATTAAGAGAAAAAATATCTGACTTCATTTACGAAAATGGATATACTCTTGATGAAATAGAACAAGCTACTAAAAAGTATTTAAAAGATTACAAGCCTCCTTATTGTGGTAAACATCAATATTTCTTTTCTAAAAGAGTAGATGGGATTAAAACATCTCGATGCTTAGATTACATGGATATAAAAGACGAAAGAGACATAGAAGATGTCGATACCATAATTATTAAAGACAGAACAGAATTAATGTAAAATGAAAAGAGTAGATATAAGTTCTTATATACATATAGAAGATGCTGTTCGTGAGCAAATACAGTACCTTCAGGATAGAAAGGAGGGGAAAATAAAAACTCTTAGAACTCCCTGGAAAAAAGTAAATCAAGCAAATTTTAATGGTTTAGAATGGGGAACAATAACAACACTTGGCGGAATGTCTGGTAGTGGAAAAACTACTATGGTAAATCAGCTTGTAACAGAGCTGGATAAATATAACAAGAATGAGGAAATTCATGTATTGTTTTTCACAATAGAAATGGAAGCTAGAAAAGTAGTTGGAAGAAGTTTCTCCAATATGATGGAAGTTTCAGTACAAGAATTAAATACCAAACTTCATGATAAGCAACTTGATATGATCAAGGAGAAGATTGGACCATCTTTATCCAAAAAAAATATTACTTATATTCAAATTGCAGAAACCCCTGAAGTAACTGCAAAGCAAATTGCAGAATTTATCTCTGTAAGAATGGATAAGAAAGTTCTGGTAGTTTATGATCATTCTCTATTACCAAAAAGAAGTGCATCTTACAACGAAAGAGAAAGTCTTATAAGATTATATACAGAGTTAAACACTCTCAAAAAGAGATTTAAAAATTCTCAATATTTAGTACTTAGTCAGTTAAATAGAAACATAGAAGAGGATTCTTACAGATTAACTAAAAAGAGTCTTCACTATCCTAAAAAATCTGACTTCTTTGGTTCTGATGCTGCATATCAATTTAGTGATTTAGTTATGGTAATACATAATCCGCATAGATTGGGAATAGACTGCTATGGTCCAAATAGTCTTCCAACTAAAGGTTATTTGTTTATTCATATGCTCAAAATAAGAGAAGGTCAATCTGGAAGAGTAACTGTCGTAAAAGATAGTTTAAAATATAATAAGATAGCTTCTTTAACTAAAGAAGAGTTTAATGAATTTAAAAAATTAATTGCCAAAAATCAAAAAAATTGTACAGAAAACAATGACAACTAGCACTAGTATCATGGATGATATCTTTCTTGCAAAAGATGAAAGCGAGAAGATAACAGCATCCAATTGGATAAAGACTCACTGTGGTTTAAAAATAGATAAAGATCAATGTGGCATAAGATATAAATTCAACCACAAAGATAAAAAATGCACTACAGTCGGAATCTTTGATCATGAGATGAATAGAAGAAATGATCTGTTCATAATTGTATCATCAGGCATTGACCGATTAAATACTGGTAAAACATTTAAAAGACCAGGATCTGGCTGGAGACTTGTAATGTTTTCAGCAAATACAGTTAATAATCCAGATGAGTATTCTATATCAGTATTCAAAAAAAGCAATTGGGCTAAATATGAATATGATATTAAAAATGCTATGCTGGTTTTTGATGAATATGATGGTCTTACAGAATCAAGCATAATAAAACCATATAAAATTGCTAAAAAAGAAACTCCAAAATTTTATGATTTGGATAATCTTGCTGGAGATGATATAAGAGCAGAAAGACTTACTGCAAGAGACTATGCTTGTATTCATATGAGTATTCCTAAATCAGGAAAAGCATGGCTAAATGAATTAATTGTAGAAAATAACAATCATGACATATGACAATATTACCTGAAAGTCCCCACAAAGGGCAAAGAGAATTAGTTAAATCAATGCTAATTATCAGCAGACCTAAAGTAGGAAAAACAAGAGCATTGATGCAACTGCCGAACAGTCTTCTGTTAGATTTGGAAGACAGTTCTGAATTTTATGATGGAACATCTATCAATATTGACAAATTATCCAAAAAATTTAAAAAAAGAGAAGGAGAAAATTTGGATAAAGTTAGAGCAATGATGGCTGTAGCTAAAGCAATTAAAGCAGAAAATGAAAAGCTTGGTCATCCTAAGTATAAGTTTGGAATTATTGATTCTGTCTCAGAAGTAGAAAATATTTGTGAAGATTACGCAACACATCTTTACAAACAAAGTCCAATAGGAAAAAACTATACTGGAAACTCAGTAATTAAAGATCTTGAATTTGGAGGAGGTTACTTATGGTTAAGAGATGCTGTAAAAGAGGTGATTGCTCCATTTTTTAATCTTTTTGAAACCCTTATTCTTGTTGGCCATGTCAAAGACGGTAGCATAAACAAAGAAGGAAAATCTATATCCGTTACTGATGTTAGCTTAACAGGAAAACTAAAGGGAATAATTGCTGGAAAATGTGATGCGATTGGAATAATGTACCGAACTAAAAAAGAAAATGTAAATACTTTAAGTTTTGTCAATTCGACAACCGATATAATAGTAGGTGCAAGACCAACACATTTGGCAAACAAAAAAATCACTATTTCTAAACTCGATCCTGAGACAGATCAATTAACTACTTTCTGGGAAGATATATTTGTTGACCTGAAGGTAAAGACAGCTTAAAAATTAATTAATTAAACACTTAAAATTTTTGAAAATGAACTTCAATTTTAATTTCACAGAAGAGGACTTGCGTAAAGAACGGTTTCCATTTAGCGATCAAATTTCTGATGTTGAATTTAGCAGTGCTAAATACGTACCAGAAAATGGTCCATCATCAGGCTACATGGTTTTTTCTTTTATTAAAAAAGATGACGATGGAACTATGTATGGTCATGATCATAGAATTTTTGATCCTTCTAAAAAGATTTATCGAAGAGATAATGAAACCGAACGTGAAGCTATTGCAAGGTCTTTTGATACTTTTAAAAAACACATTGGTCAATTAGCAAATGCTTATAATATTAGTAATGTTACTTTATTAGAGTATTTTAAAAATAAAGATTTCAGTAATTTTGAAGAATGCTCAAAAGCTATAATTGAGTTATTTGAAAAAGAGGCCAATGGTAAAGCTTGGATGAAAATTATTAATAGAAAAGGCTATCGAACTCTTCCAACAACTGGACTTTCTATAGCTTCAATGGATAAGAATAAAATTTGTCCTCTTCAATATTCTGAAATTGAGCTCAAAAATCTAAAAAACATGAGCGGTGTTGAAGAAGAAAGCGATGAACTTGAGTTTGAAGATGAAGAATCAACTGATGACACACCTACATCTCAAGTATCAAAACAAGAATCTGAAACAGACTTATCAAATGAACATTTTGATCTGAATAATTTAGATGAAGATGAGCTTGAAGAATTAGGAGTCGTTTAATAAGTATTCAGGAGGAGGGAGTAGATCCCTTCTCCTTTAAATTTTTTATAAATGAGTCTTTTCAATTTTAATGAAATTACTATAAGTAGTAAAAAAGAACTTAATCAAATAGTATCAGATGAAGACATATATCAACACTATTACGGTGATTATGAAATAGATAATTATAATATTTCCCCAAGAGGGGAAGAATATCCTAGCATGTATATTGATTACTATCAAGGTAAGCTAATGTGGAGAGATTTTGGTTATGACCCAAGACCAAGAGATGCTGTAGATTTTGTAATATTTATAAAATCTCTTGAAGGTGTAAAGCTTAATTTTTATCAGGCAATTAATCTTATAATAAAAGAAGTAAAACCAGGAACTGGAAAAAAAGTAAAATATAAACCTGTAAAAAAGAAACCTCAAACTGCAGTAAGATTTAGAAAAAAATATCATCAATGGGAACTGGACTACTGGAAAAAATATAATGTTAGTGAAAAGATTCTTAAAAAATTTCAAGTATTTCCAGCAAAAGTTTATTGCAACGGGATGCTATGGCATAAGAGTCAAAAAAACGATCCATGTTTTGTATATCTGTGGGATATTAATAATGAAATATGGAAAGCTTACAGACCTAAAGCTCCTTACAAAGAGATAAAAAATAAAAAAATTAAACAGAAATTCTTTGCTAATAACATTAAAGGTCATGTTCAAGGACTAGATCATCTTCCAAAAACAGGAAAAATTTGTTTTGTTACTAAAAGTTACAAAGATGTAATGGTTCTTTACAGTATGGGAATACCATCAATAGCTCCACATTCTGAAAGTTATTTTATTTCACCAGGACTTGTTGCGAACTTAAAAAAAAGGTTTAAGCATGTCTATATCAATTATGATAATGATAGAAGAAAGAACAAAAGCAGAATTAACAGAAGCTAAAAAACTACTTGCTAATATATTTGGAACCTGGACACCCATGATGATAAAATGGGGAATGGGTAAAGAATTTAGAAGAGTTCTCAGTCGCTTGGATTATGAGAACAAAGTTATCTATCCTGAAAAAAGAAATATATTTAGAATATTCAGGGAAGTAGATTATAATAATCTTAAAGTAGTTTTACTTTTTCAAGACCCATATCACGATGGGAAAGCTACGGGTATAGCTGTTGCCAATGAAGGCATAACTAAAATATCCCCTACCCTAAAAATTTTATACAGACAATGGAACAAAGAGTGTAACTCTGATGAATTTGATACCAGTCTTATCAATTGGTGCAAACAAGGAGTAATGCCTTTAAATGCTGCTCTTACTGTAGAGCAAGCTAAAGCTGGATCTCATATGTTCATTTGGAAAAACTGGACAGAAATGTTCTTAACTAATCTGAGTATGACCAAAAAAGACATAATCTATGTCATGTTTGGAAAGAAAGCTCAAAAATTTGAACCATTTGTTATTAATGGAAAAATGATGCATATGGTACATCCTGCAGCAGAAATGTACACTAACGGTAAGTCTGGATTTTTAGGTAGTAACTTATTTACAAGAATTAATCAAATGTTGAATATCATGAATAAAAAAGAAATAGAATGGTAGATTATTATAAAAATCTTGCTCTAATAGGTAAGAAGTTAATATTTCTGGAACCTTATTATGGAATATTTCTGTCTTCTTTGACTAAAAGATTTGGAGATTATCCATTTAGAGCAGGAATTCAACCGACAAAAACTGGAATATTTCTAAAGTTTGATAAAAAATTTTGGGATTCCAGTAATAATAGTGAAAAATTAGGAGTGCTATTACATGAGTTACTTCATGTTTGCTTTATGCATCCTATATTATCCAAATCCTACAGTGACAAAAGATTATTTAATATAGCAGCAGATTTGGAAATCAATCAGTATGTAGAAAATTCTCATGAAGATATTAGTCTTCCAAAAAATATTGTCTCAATAAATAAAGAACCTTTCAATAAAATATTTAACCCTACAGAAAAACTGAAAGGTACTAACTATTACTATAAAAAACTTCTAAAAGATTGGGATAAAAAAGAGCGAGAAAAATTTATAAATTCTAGTTTTTATGCTCAAAATGTAGATCATGACTGGGAAGAATTTAACGAAATGTCAGAAGCAGAAGCAAAATCTCTTGAATTTGATATTAAACAAGATATGGCATCTTCTTATAAAGAGGCCAAATCAAGAGGTATAGGAAACTTGCCTGGTTCACTCAAGCAAGTACTTGAAAAGCTTATTAAACCTAAAAAATCTCCCTTTAATTGGAAGGCTTATATAAGAAGATTTAGTAATGGTTATTCTCCAATTAAGAGAAAAAGAATAACAAGATTAAAACCTAATATTAAATTTCCAGATAATCCTGGATCTTTTAGAAAAAAGATAAAGAATCTCTTAGTAGCATGGGACACTTCAGGATCTGTAAATGAAAAAGAACTGTACGATTTTATAACTCTTACTGACTCTATAAGAAAGTCTGGAGTAGATATAACAGTTGTAGAATGTGACACTGGATTTAGTAAAAAATCTGTTTACAAATGGAAAAATTTAAATCAAATAAAAAACAGAATAACAGATGTTGGTATATCTGGGAGAGGTGGGACTTCTTTTGAAGAACCTATTAAGTTTATGAATACCAACAGGAACAAATATAGTGCACTCATATATTTCACAGACGGAATGGCTGCTGCCCCTAAAATCAAACCAAAGAGGCCCATATTATGGGTATTAACTTCAAATGGAAGATTCTACCAATCTAAAGAATCTTATCCAGGATTTAAAATTCAAATTCCAAAAAATTACTAAAATTATGAGCAACTTAAAAATAGCATCAACCTTAGTTAAAGAATTAATTCAAAATAATAGAAGACTTGTCAAGCAAGGAAAGAGAAAGAATGCATTGCAAATAGTAGGAGAAAAAGGTATTGGAAAAAGTTCTATACCGCAACAAATTGCTGAAAGCATGGGTATTGGTTTTCGAGTAATCAATGCTGGAGAACTTGCAGATAAAGGAGAAATTGCTGGATTTCCAATTAAAAAATATGAAATAGTTAAACCTGCAAAAGAGAACGCTCCTAAAATTCAGGGAGAAGAAATTCTTACTCTGACCAAATCTAAAAAGACTCTAAGAAAAAGGATAGTAGAAGAAAAACAACTTCCTTCTTATATAGAAACTGGATGGGTTCCTATCAATAAAGATCCAATGTTATCTGCAGCTATTCCTGAAAAAATCTCAACAATGGGAGAATCTGGAATACTTTGTATCGATGATTGGACCAGAGCAGATGGAGATATTCTTCAATCCCTGATGGAACTTATTCGCTCCAGTGAAACCAATGGTTGGAAGCTACCTGATGATTGGCATATAGTACTAACAGCAAATCCAGACAATGGAGAATATCATGTTAGCTCTATAGATCAAGCTCAAGAAGATAGATATTACAACATCAATGTTGAGTTTGATGTAAATGCATGGGCTGAATGGGCTGTAGATTATGGAATAAATGATCAATGTATTAGTTTTCTTATGATGCATCCAGAGGTAGTTACAGGAACAGGAGAAGAAAATTCACTTGTTGCAAGTCCAAGAAAATGGGTAATGTTTTTTGATGCTATTGAGCATATTAAAGATTTTACCAAAGAATATCCTTATATCGATAGATGGGGGTCAAGCACTATTCCAGAAGAACTTGTTCATATTTTTATGAAATTCGTAAAAGAAGGTTTTATGAATTTAAGTAAACCTGAAGATTTGATACTAAATATGTCAGATGAAGAAGCCATTAAAAACTTAAAAGAAACTATAGGAGAAGGGTATGAAAAAGATCATTCCAAAGCTTCAATTCTTGGAATGAGATTAATTAATTGGATCATTCGATATTCAAAAAACAATACAATATCAAAAGATATTGCTAACAGAATTGTACTACTTCTTAGTTCTGATGTATTTGGAGCCGATATAGTTCAGATAATTGCTTCTAAAATTTACAATGAAGGTAGAAAGAATAGAAACAAGTTTGTAAAAATTATTTCACACAAAGAATTTAACAAATATATTAGCCAATATGCTTAAATATCTTAATTACTGTAATTACGAATTTAATTCAAATACTACAACATCTAAAATATTCTTTTATAAAGATAAAGATTATAAATTAGGAACTTGCAGACATGTTAAAAAGGGAGATACTTTGTATTTCCCTAAACATGTCAAGTTTCCAAGAGTAAACTTTAGAAATTGGGGAGATGAAAATGATGCTAGAATTGTAAGAAAACCCGAAACAGCATCAATATATGTTCTTCCAGATAATGAGGATTTTCAAAATATTGAAAGTAGTCATTATTATCGCTCGTTTAATTCTCATAGATTATTCTTAAAAAAGAAGCATGTAGATAAGTTTTTTAATTTTAATAATATATTCACTAGCCTAAGTCCTAATGATTACGTTTGTATTAATTTAGATTATTTGGAAAATTTATTTCGTCCTTATGGATCTCCTGATCCTTCTATTACTAATGGAATTATTCATCGGCTTAATTATCTAATTGATGAAGTTTCTTATAATTCATTAGACTTTATAATAAAGATAGTAGATAAAATTGAAAAAGAATTTCCAAAAGATCACGAGCAAATAACAAAGATCAACATAGCATACGGTAAAAAAATTAAAATTAAAGATTCAAAATTCGAAGATGCTGTAAAAGTTTGTAATGATTTTGAAAAACTGGAAGGAAAAGATTATATACATGTTAGTGAATTAAATAAACAAATTTCAGAAGATCTTGTAGTTATAGACTATGGTCTTTATCGAGAACTTGACTCAATGTTTAAAGGAAGATATGAAGATCAATGTTTTGCTGCAGAACGATTGTGTTATGTGAATATAGAAGAATCTGAATTTTGGATTTACTTGTTATTATATCAACATTCCAATGTTATTAAAAATACCAATGTTGATAAAAAAATTGCTTTTAAACCTATAACGCAAAAGTTTCCTGATCTTATCACGACTTATCGCCATAGTCACGATATAACAAAAAATGCTAATTCTTTTAATAATTTTACATCAAATGTTTTAAAAAATATCGATAAAGTTGAATGGAATTTTTTAGAATATTATATACTTCAACTGGGAGAAAAAGAAGTAAAAAGTTATACTTCTTACAGAAACCATTATGATCTTGACAGTGTAAAAATTAGTTTGAAAAAACATATATTTGGTACAGAACCTGATTATAATCTAAGCTTAAAATCTCTTAAGCCAAATCCAAATCAAACTTTTAAAATAGATGAGCAGTAGAAACAGAAGAGCTGGTCATAACTGGGAAAGGGAGTGTATGAAAATACTTAAATCTCTCTTTCCCAATGTTGTAACCAGTAGAAGTGAATCAAGAAGTAGAGATGCTTTAAAAATAGATTTAATCAATGAGAACGAATATGAAAATGGAATTCTTCCAGTAGAGTTTCAATGTAAAACGACGAGTTCTGGATTAAATTATCGAAAATACCTCGATGAGCTTCCTGGTAAATCTTTAAAATGCATACTACATAAGTATACTCAAAAGTCTGAAAAGGGACGATTTATAGAAAAAGGAAGATATGCAATTCTTCCATTAAATGACTTTATAAAAATATTAGAATGTGCAAATAACAATGACAGATGTCTGGAAAAGAGTCAATATAACGACGATATTAATTGCTCCTCTTTTGAATGATATGATGAAAGGTACTAAAACTAAAAGTAATAGATTTATTATACCCTTCCTACAGATAGCAGATGAATATGGTTTTCGTTCTTCATATCTTTATACAGAAAAGGAAACATCTGGAGATACAATTACGTTAGTATTTGATAAAAGAGTATTACATGATAAAAAATTAACCAACTCTCCTTATAAATCTTTAAGTGCAAGAATGGTTGATTATAAACATTTTAAATATGTTCGTCATTATGATGATTGCGGAATTATAACATACACGTTTGATATTCCAGAATGTCTTCATGATGATATAAAGAAAATAATAAACAGTAAATATAGTACTGTAAGTAAAAAATATCAAAATATAATCGTTATCAAAGAAGAACATATTGCAAAATGGAGTAACAGTCTTGGACTTTTTATATGCCAACTGAATTTACCTTTTGGTGTAACTAAAAAAACCAAATCTGTTAAAAAAGCTATCACAGATGCATTAAATTGTGATATTCCAGACGATAACGAGTTCTTATCTACATTTGATAAGAATAGAGAAACATTTGACCTCAGAGATTACTGCAAGTAATCTTTCGTACATTTGTTTTAAGTGAATTCCAGGGGACATATTGATTGTTCCCTGGTTTTTTTGTATCTTGCATGTAAAAATAAATATATATGTTAAAGATACACAATGTTCACATGCAGTACAAAGGGCTGATGGCTGACAACAGCACTAAACTCGTAATGTTCTTACCAGAAACAGTAACTGGAAATCAACATAAAGATCTTATAGATTTAGCTAAAAACCGTGAAGTAGGATTAATAATAGTTGATCCTGAAATGTTAGAAAATATAGCTACTGTCTTAGAACAAATAGGAGATATAACTTCTGAAAATGCTCCAATAGATAGAGTTATAAGAAAAGGAGAAAAAATTCAAGATGAGGAAATCCCTATTACAGAAGAAGAATTGAAAGAATTCTTTCCAGAAATGAAATAAAAATTATGAAAAAATATATAAAAACTTATATTAATAGTATAAATAAAGAACCAGAAGACTTAGGTTGTGAAGTTTGTAGAAAAAAAGCCGTTGATATACATCACATAACGGCCAGAAGAATGGGAGGTAGTTCGCATGATCTTATAGATAGCATCTGAAACTTAATGGCGTTATGTAGAAGATGTCACGAGAAATACGGAGATAAGAAAAACTACAAGAAATTTCTCATTAAAATACATATGCGCTACTTAAATGAATTTGGATTACGAAAGATTAGAAAAAATATACCGAAGTCTTTCTTGGATTAAACCTGGTGTAAGACTCGATATTATTAAAATTCTCTCAGATGAAAAAATGTATTCAGTATCTGATATACTGGAAATATTACAAGATGAGTACGGGCATGAGCTTGTAGTTCATAATGAAGTTTCGAGAATATTAAATAAGTTTTTTGATATAGGAGCAGTATCAAAATACGCACAAGGTGGATTCAGATATTACTATATTAATACTAAATATCTAAAAGGATGTAAAGCACTTATTGCTATTTTTGAAAAATAACTATTATGAATAACACACTATTATCATTCGTTCAAGATCTTTTGAAAAGATTCCCACCATCTTATAGTGGGAAGAAAGTAGTTAACGATAAAATTGTTTTCTTTTCTACTTATCATGTTAAAATGGACAACAAAAAGTTAACTCTAATTTCAGAAGAAATCATAGATAATATTCACAGTACTGAAGATCTTTCAGATAATCTCCAAGATGCGATTGACAATGAAGATTATGAGCTAGCAGATTATCTTTCTAAATTACTTAACGATACATTGGGAGATTATCAATGAGACTTTCAAACAATCTGTTTGATTCTTCATTTTGCTGATTGAAATAATTGATTACTTTTAACGCTTGGTTGACTCCTGGAGTAGCTTTAAAAGTATAATATAACATACCAGTTTTATCTCTTTGATTTTCAGGAAAAATCCCTAGTGCTTCTGATAATTCTGTAGTACCATTATTGATTATATTTGTCATAGTAGTGGCTAAACTCATAATAGCTGCTGGACTTTTAAGAATATCCATAGCGCTTGAAGGATTAACAAAAAATGTAATTTCAAGATTAGTTCTGTAGGCTAATTTGGTTAAGTTATACATTATAGGATCTTCATCATCGTCAAATCCCATTGCAAATAATACTTGTACAGCTATATAAGAAGCTAAAAGAATTCTTACTTCTCTGGCAAAAGATTTCAATCTTTTCTTTCTAAATTCAATGAACTGCTCTGTTGTTAAATGATCATCTGGAAGATTATTTTTTTCAAGAAATCTTTTTCTATAATATTCTGCATATTTTAAATCAGGTTCCAATAAAGGACCATTTAGTTTATGAAGCATTACTACTTCAGAAGTCAATCTTCCCAATTTTTTTAATAATGGAACTATTCGATGTTTTAAGAAAGTTGCCATTCCAGCTTTGTAAATTTCTTTATCTGCATTTTCAATACCATATTCTATTAATTTCTTTTTACTGGGACCAAATAACTCATTCCAAATAGTTCTATAATGTCCTTCTTCAAAATAATCACCATACTCATAATGTTTAAATTCTTCAAACTTTTGAGTAATAAGACCAGGCATCCATTGTCTAAATTTTCCAAGTATTTGACCAAGTAATGTAGTGGCGTAAGTACCTTCTTGAGCTGTACCTCCAGTACCTTTTATTCTATATGATACTTGCGCAAATATTTGTCTAAATTCTACTAGTCTAGCAAAGTTTTCTTCAAATTTTTCTGGATTCTCACTTTCTTTAACGTCGTTTATTCCAGGAATAATCAATCTTTTATTTCCTTTTTCATCTTCTACAATTTCTGCAGTTTCATAAAGAGTGTGTTTTTCTGGATTTTTCATTTTGATAACATGAAGTGGATCACTAATGGACTTAAGTTTACCATCTGTATCTATTAACCAATTTTTTGTTATTGCAATCATTGCAGAAGCATCAAGTTTGTCATCTGTTTTAGAATGAAAAACAAAAAAGTTTTTCATATTGATTAATCTTACTAAAAGAGATGGAGAATTCTCTACACCTTTATCTTTCCATATATCTCTTGCTGTAGGGTGAAATTCATCAATTATAGCAAAAACTTTATCTCTACCTTCAGTAATATTTTCAATAGCATCTTTAAAACTTGACTCAGAAAAAAAATGACCTCTTTTTGCTAATACTCTTTGTTGTATTTTTCCGTTTAAAAATGAAGCAATACCGAGC